GTTTCTGTCAACGAGGAACTTTTATCCGAAAGTTCGAACTATAGAGTTTTGTATCAACTTCAGAAAATTGTTGACGATAATGAGATGAAAGACGTCAAGTTCAACAATAATTCTACAACAAGGGTTAATGTGACTACTGCAAAGTCGATTCTACAGTTGCATTCTCAGTTGAATCCTAGTAATCAAATTAAATTGTCTAAAATGTTAAATACCAACCCTGAAAATTTAGCTCAAGTTTCTGATTTTGCTTTTAAAAACTTAAAGTAGTAAGAGAAATGGACATCAGAAAAAACATACAAGAAAAAGTGAACCGAAATATAATGAAAGTTGGTCGCACTAAAATAATCAAAGTGCGAATTCGCGGCGGAAAGGTGCAGAGAAGAATAAAACGTTCTGCTGTTCCGGGATTCACTATTCGTGGTGGTAAGATGGTAAGAATCATGCCATCAGAAAAAATTCATCGTAAAATGGGAGCGCGTAGAGCGAAGATTAAGCGTAGAGCTAAACTTGCCCGTTCTCTCATTAAAAGACAAAGATCACTCAGAAAAAGAAAGGCGATGGGACTACCATGAAACTAATTGTAGAACAAATCGAAGAAGTAAAATACCTCGTTGAAGAAAACAATGGCCAAAAAAGCCATTTCATCGAAGGTGTTTTTATGCAAGCGGAACAAAAAAACCGAAATGGTCGAGTATACCCCAAACCGGTAATGGCCAGAGAAGTTAATAGATACGTCAAGGAATATGTTGATCAAAAAAGAGCGTTTGGCGAATTAGGTCACCCGGACTCTCCATCAATCAATCTTGACAGGGTTTCCCATATGATCGTCTCAATGAAAGAAGACGGCAATAATTATGTGGGTAAAGCAAAAATTCTTGGCACGCCATACGGCAACATTGTCAAGAATCTTATTGATGAAGGGGCCAAACTTGGAGTTTCCTCGAGAGGAATGGGTTCTCTCAAGCCTTCCAACGGTTTCCAACTAGTACAAGATGATTTTTATCTTGCCACAGCGGCAGACATTGTAGCTGATCCTTCAGCTCCCGATGCTTTCGTTCGCGGAATTATGGAGAATAAAGAATGGATCTTTGTTAATGGTGTACTTCAAGAAATGGAAATTGAAGAAATGAAAAAAACCATAATGAAAGCGAAAAGAAAGCAGTTGGAAGAAGTTAAGCTAAGACAATTCAAACAGTTTATTTCCAAACTGTGAAAATTATAAATAATCTAATACGAACAGGAGTCTAAACATGACTATTCGCACACTAGCAGAAGCTGCCGCTGAGATTTTGAATCAATCGAAAGCCAAAGCACCATCAGATCCCGCAAAAAAAATCGAAGGCGAAATTGAAGACCTCGGCGGTTCCACTAAAGAAACGCCAGAGGGTAACGCAATCGGTAAAGTTGCGGCCTCGAAAATCAAGAAAGCGCCAGTTCCTTCTACTAAACCTTCAGACGCTTCTTCCTCAATGAAAGAAGAAGAAGAGTGGGAAGAAGAAGACGAAATCATCTACGAAGAAAAAGACGAAGATGAAGATGAAGAAGAAGATGAAGATGAAGATGATGAAGATGAGGACGAAGGCGAAGAAGACGAGGACGAATATAAAGGTAAAGGCATGAAGAAAGAAAGCTTCGACGTGCAAGAATCCGAAGAAGTTCGTCGCGAAATGATTCTAGGAATCATGAAAGATATTGGCATTCAAGAAGACGTTGAAGCTCTTTTTGCCGGCGAAGAACTTTCTGAAGAATTCCAACAGAAAGCTGCTACTATTTTCGAAGCTGCTGTAATTTCTCGCGCTATGGTTGTAGCTGAAGCTCTTGAAGAAGAGATTATGCTCGCGGCTCAAGAAACTGTTGAAGAAATCAAAGAAGAAATGGAACAAAAGATCGACAGCTATATGTCATATGTAGCTGAAGATTGGAAAAAAGAAAATAAAATTGCTATCCAAGAAGGTCTGCGAACGGAAATCACCGAAGAATTTATTGACGGTCTGAGAAATCTGTTCGTTGAACACTATATTGAAATTCCTGAAGATAAGTATGACGTCATTTCTGATCTATCAGAACAAGTTCAACGTCTACAGGAAAAACTGGATAGTGCCCTAGAAGCTAACATTGAGATGCATTCTCTAATTGAAGAAGCTGTAAAGGGCGAAATTATTCTCGAAGTCTGTGAAGACCTAACGGCTACTCAGACCGAGAAAATGAAATCACTCGCAGAGAGTGTAGAGTTCACCGCAGAAGGTGAGTATAGAGAGAAGCTGGAAATTCTCAAAGAGAATTATTTCTCTCGCAAAGTGAAGAATCAACAGAGCAATCTGTTGGAATCGCATCAAACTGACGCTTCCGGGGAAGAAAAAATAGTTCCTGCGGATATGCAGCGTTACGTTGACGCAATCTCAAGAACCATAATCAAGTAAAAAAAGGAATCCACTATGTACCTTGACGAATCAATGCAATCAAAGTGGGCACCAGTTCTTGATCACCCTGAACTCCCAAAGATCGACGACGCATACCGTCGTTCAGTCACTGCGGTAATTCTGGAGAACCAAGAAAAGGCGCTACGCGAAGAAGCAAAAGCTCTATACGAAGCATCACCTGCCAACTCACTGGGCGGCACAGACGGTTACACCTCTGGTGCCACCGCAACCGGTCCAGTTGCAGGTTTTGATCCAATTCTAGTCAGCCTGATCCGCCGTTCGATGCCCAACCTCATGGCATACGACATCGCCGGCGTTCAGCCAATGACTGGTCCAACCGGTCTTATTTTCGCAATGCGTTCTGTATACGCAAACGCTACCAGCCGTACAATCGCTGATGGTCGCGCGGAAGCTTTCTACAACGAAGCTAATACCGCGTTCTCAGGTAGTGGCACTCACACCGCGTTTACGACCGGTAACGATCCGGACGCTGACGTGAACCCAGGCACGGGCAATACCAGCATTTACAGCATCACCGCCAACGTTGGCGTCGGTATCACTACCGATGTTGCTGAAGATCTCGGTGGTGGCACTTCATTCGGTGAGATGGGTTTCTCCATCGAGCGCGTCTCGGTTACTGCCAAGACCCGTGCTCTGAAGGCAGAATACACCGTTGAACTGGCTCAAGACCTCAAGGCTGTCCACGGTCTCGACGCCGAAACCGAACTCAGCAACATTCTTTCCACCGAAATCCTTGCGGAAATCAACCGGGAAGTTGTTCGTTCAGTTTTCGCTGTGGCTAAAGTTGGCGCTGCCGATGCTAACGTCGCTGGCGTATTCAACCTCGCAAACACCTCGGGCGATACCGATGGTCGTTGGCAGGTAGAAAAATACAAGAGCCTGATTTTCCAAATCGAGCGCGAAGCTAACCGAATCGCAAAAGAAACACGTCGCGGCAAGGGGAACATCATTATTTGTTCAACCGACGTGGCTTCAGCTCTTGCGATGTCAGGTCTGCTTGACTACGCTGGCGGTCTGGTAGGCAATACCAGCCTGAACGTCGACGACACCGGCAATACTTTTGCAGGTACTCTGTTCGGTCGTATGAAAGTCTATGTCGATCCCTACTCTGTAGCGGGCGCAGACTTCGTTGTGGTTGGTTACAAAGGCACCGTATCGTATGATGCTGGTCTTTTCTACTGCCCATATGTTCCTCTGCAAATGGTTCGTGCAATCAACCCCAACACCTTCCAGCCAAAAATTGGCTTCAAGACTCGTTACGGGATGGTGATGAACCCGTTTGCTAAGGGCACGACTCAGTTCGATGGCGCTCTGGCGAATAACAGCAACGTCTATTATCGCAAGTTCATCGTCGCTAACCTGAAGTAATTGGCTAACGAATAATAATAAGAAAGTGATTCGAGGGGGACGTAAGTCCCCCTCTTTTTTTGTATAAATAAAAAAGTCGAAGTAATTTTTGTGTAAAATGCCAACGAAAAATCCATCAAATCAAAGTTTCGCTCAGGCCAACAAGTTCCAACTGAACTTCGAAAGGCTGCCAGAGATGACGTTTTTTTGTCAGAACGTCAATCTGCCGGGAGTTTCTACCAATCCAATAACGCACCCGACGCCTTTCGTAGACTTGTCTTTCGCTGGAGATAAGCTTCAATATGAGAATTTCAATGTTCAATTTATCGTGGACGAAGATTATGTTTCTTGGTTGAGTTTGTACGATTGGATGGTGGGTATAACTTTCCCCGAAAATTTTCAACAATATCAAAATCTCGAAACGAGATATAATAAACTTCCTACAGGTTCGGATTCTGGATTACCAGCATATTCAGACGCAATATTGACGATCAATACAAACAAGAATAACCCAAACGTTAAATTTCAATTCATAGATTTGTTTCCAATTTCTCTTTCGGCGGTGAATTTGTCATATGAAGAAAGCCCAGAAACAATATTGACGGCAACGGCTACTTTTTCATATTCGTTCTTCAAAAGAATTTAACTATTACATTCATATCGAGTATACTTCATAAGCCTTTGGTATTTTTGAGGTTTATATGTATCTACCCAAGATAGATGAAGTTATGGATATGTGGGACAAAGAAAGTCCAGTAGATTCCACGGAACCTGGAAAGGAGATTCTCAGGATCCCTACTCTACACGCCAAGTATGTAAGAATTCTAACAAACCACTCGCTGGCGGCAAAACAATGTACGTTCGAATATGCTAGAATGAAAAAAATCAAGACCGAATACTATTCAGGTCGGATGGACGATCAAGATTTGAAGAAGTTTGGTTGGGAACCCTTTCGCTTCATTCTCAAGTCTGATATGAACGTCTATATAGAGGGAGATGATGATCTACAGAGAATTCTTGCCAAGAAGGTTCTCCACGACAACGTTGTGGAGTATTGTACAATGATAGTCAAGGAATTGACTTCTAGAACGTATCAGCTCAGATCATATATGGACTGGGAGAAATTCATAGTTGGACAAAGGTAACGGTTGAGGGAATTGGTAGAAGTAAAAAAGGTTGATGAGGTTTATGTGAAAATATTTACCAGTGACTCTGTTATCGGAGACATTGCGGACTACTTTACCTTTTTTGCACCAAACTACCAATTTTCTCCGCTATTCAAAAAAAGAGTCTGGGACGGTAAAATAAGGCTGTTCAATAAGAAGACTTGCTTCCTATACTCGGGATTGATCGACTACCTCTTGACCTTCTGTAAGGAAAGGGGATTCAATGTTAACATAGATCAAGAACTTCTGGAAAAAAACAAAATAACGCCAGAAGATATAGCGGAATATGTCAAACTTCTAGATGTACATTCCCAAGGAACTCCGATCGTTCCTAGAGATTACCAGCTGATGGCATTTTACAAGGCGATCAAGAACAAGAGAATCCTTCTACTTTCGCCTACCGCTAGTGGGAAATCTCTGATAATTTACATGATATCTCGATTTTTACTAGATTTCGATTGTAAGAGAGGGCTTCTTGTTGTCCCGACGGTTTCTTTGGTAGAACAGATGTATGGAGACTTTGAAGATTATTCATCGAATATCAAGTGGGACGTAGAACAAAAATGTCAGAGGATCTATGCCGGTCACGAAAAAGACGCATCAAAACCTCTGGTAATTTCCACGTGGCAGAGTATCTACGATCAACCGGAAGAATTTTTCCATCAGTTCGATTTTGTAATTGGAGACGAAGCCCATACATTCAAGGCTCAATCTCTGTCCAGAATAATGACAAATTTGAAAGAAGCAAAGTATAGAATTGGAACAACTGGAACTATCGATGACATAAAGGTGCATAAACTCACTTTAGAGTCGCACTTCGGTCAAGTCTCAAGGGTCGTAACTACAAAAGAACTGATTGATAAGGGGCAACTCTCCGACTTCGAGATCAAGTGTCTTGTTCTGAAGTATCCATATGAAATTTGTTCTGCTGTGACGAATTACAAGTTCCAGGAAGAAATTGATTTCATCGTAACGAATCAGATGAGAAACAAGTTCATTGTCGATCTGGCCACTTCTCTTGATGGAAACACTCTTGTTCTGTTTCAGTTTGTAGAAAAACACGGAAAAGTGCTGAAAGAGATGTTAGATTCTCAAGTTGAGTCCGGGAGAAAGGTTTTCTTCATCTCTGGAGAAGTGGAAGCCAAAGAACGAGAAAGCGTGAGGAAAATAACAGAAACGGAAGAAAACGCCATCATCGTAGCATCATACGGTACTTTCTCAACCGGCGTTTCGATCAGAAATTTACACAACATTGTGTTTGCTTCGCCTAGCAAGTCAAAAATTAGAAATCTTCAATCTATTGGGAGGGGGCTGAGATTAGGAAATAATAAAGAAAAAGCAACTCTATACGATATAATAGATGACTTGAGATTGAATGATGACGACGAACCAAATTATGCTCTTCAACATTACGTCGAGAGAATGAAAATCTATCACTCCGAAAAGTTTAAAGTGTCAACTCACAAGATAGGATTAAAAGATGTCTAAACAAATTAAACTCCTCCGATTGGCTATGACAAATATTGATATTATCGGCTTTTACTGTGAAGAGACGGAACATCACATAACGTTGTCAGACATTTTGGTTGTATATATAGATACGAACCCAGATAGTATGACACAAACGATGTATCTTTACCCTTGGTTACCTCTGGGAGTCGCAGCTAATCCAAAACAAGAAGTCAAAATTTCAAAAGCTCAAGTGAATTATATCGTCGACACTGACGAAACAGTTAATGAATATTTTGAGAGTATGTGGAGGACGTTTTCTGAAGAGCTTGACGAGAAGAATAAGAAAGCTAAAAATACTACAAAGATTGGAGATAACGTTTTCTCTATCAATAAGCCTCCTGTAGTTCACTGAGGCTTTAAGGAATTCTTGATTACTTCTACCCTTTAATTCAGACAGAATTATTATAACGAGATATTATGAAAAAGTCAAATAAAAATCACTACGTTGACAATAACAAGTTTTTGGAATCAATGATTGAATACAAAAGGGCTTG